CGCCTGTGCCGTGCCGACGGTCTGGGATTTCCAGATCGCCGGTACGCCGTCACCGCTGGAGGGTTGAACGCCCGTCCAGACGATGTCGGTGGTGCCATCGTTCTTCTTCACAGTCAGATCAGCCAAAGCGGCCATGGTCGCAATCCTTAGGGATAGTGGTTGAATGAGTGCTGAATTCAGAAGCCCTTAAGGCGACTGAGTTGTTGCACAAGAAGGGACACAGACGTGACCGCACGTGTCGGCGATAAAATCGCCTTCATCGGTCGGAGCCCGAGCTCGACGCTCGGAATTCCGAATTTTCGCTCGAAGTAAACCCCTGACCACTCCATATGCTTCCACAGCTCGTGAGAGCCTAGGTACGCATTGTAGTAATCATAAGAAGCGAGCACCCTGTTCTTGACACCGTGGTGTGGAGCGTCGAAGGTGATACCGTGCAGTTCGTCGAACTGCCCGAGAAATTCACCAACGTTTGCAAACCAGTCCACGACAAAAGAGAAGGGAACAAGCTCCCAAGCGATGAGGAAAGGGTTGGTCAGACCCAGTTGCGTCAGCAACCCCAGATTTGGATTAGTCGTACGAAGGTAACCTTCGACGTAGGCTTGTGCCATCCATGTCCGGGAGTAGTGTTGCTCTGAGTAGGTGTCGGTCCACGAGTCGGATTGCTCCAACAGCGATTTCCCTCTACCCTTGACTGTAACGTCAGGTACAGCCGACGAGAGCACCTCTGCTGCATTGTAGATGTCCTGCGCGAACGGGACCCATCCGAAGTGCCATTCGAGGAAGGTATTAGCGCTTTGCTTATACTTCCCCCTGGTGGTTAACTTTCGGCCGGTCTTACGATCGTCGAGAACATACAACGCATCTCCGAAGCGTCCCTTGCGGATCGCTCGGACGACGTGTACCAGCTGGGAGGCCCGCTGGGTGATCATATTGATCGCCTGTTTGCCCTCCGCCAGTGTCACGCCGACTGACGCTTTAGCCCTAGCTTTTTGGAAGAAGCTCTCACGAGCCTTGTTGATTGCTTGGGCTTGATTCAAGAACTCTCCTGAATCCGGACCGTAGTCCGAGAGAGTCCTAGGTATTCCCGTATACCAGGGAGAGTATCCCGCACAGGGTGAAGGCACCCCGGGGTAGACACTGTAGTACGCGAGAATCGTGCGCTTCGAAACGAAGTATGGCGCATCGAGGTTGTAAGGCCTCGCCTGCGCCGTCCTCTTCCTGTAAAGGCACGATGAGCCGACGCCGACACCCAGTGACTGAGTGACAGGCGTTTTGTCCCATATTGGGGCTACCATCTTCTTTCCTCCTCAAGGTCAGAAGCGGCTCATACCGATCATCACAAGACCGGGTAGATGAACTCGATGTTCACCTCACCGGAGCTAGTGATAATCTTTCCCCCAACGGCTGGACCGTCTGGGACTCCGAGTTGGAATCCTTCGACATCCAGGCCACCGGTGCTTTCAACGATCGGAATGAAAGCCCGGCCATCAGCGGAGCGGAAGAAGAACGATGGAGCGTGCTCCTCGGGAAGGTTGTCAATGAGTCCCAGAGGGACTTCAAAGAGTCCCTTCCCAAAGTAAACTTTCATCATTCTTCGTAACTCCTGCTGTAGTTGAGAAAACCTCGATCCAAGGTCTGGCTCGAGGAATTGAGAAAGCGGGTACGCTTCGCGTACCCGCTTTCGATATCAGATTAACCCGTAGTTATACGGGTGGCCGCTGATCATCCTTACGGATGAGAACGAGGCTCCATTAACATGGTCCTGATATCAGTCGGAACCCCCTTATGGG